AGTTAATATCACCATTTAAAAATATACATAATACTTCTGTGCCTATGTCAGGTGGTGTCATCCACATTCCATAACTATTTGGATTACCTTCATAATTACCAGTACCATCTTTGCTAGCGGTATTGGGAGTATATCCAAAGAAAGGACTCATATAATTAACCGGTGTCCAACTAGCAGGACTATCTTCAATAGATGTATTACCTCTAATTAGAAAAACTTCTATTCTACCTGAACGTGTTGGATCTATATTATTCTTTACAATACCTATAACTGCACTAGGTATAGTATTGGCTCCACCTCTAGTATCTTTATTACTATTAAATGAACCGCTTAATTTAATATCATTTTCATTAGGCCCTGGCATTATATTCCTTTATATAGTTATTCACGTCCGCCCTGATCGCTAGTTGCCCCCACTTTAGGAACAACCTTAGTAGCATTTGCTAGGGCCTGATCAAAATTTTTATTTGATGAGGCAAGATTTGTTTCTCTTGCAGTAGCATTTGTTGCTGTGTTCTTTGCACTACTTTTTTCACTTACAAAAGGCGGTATGCATGTTTTTAATTCTTGCTGAAATACACCTTTGTTGAATGTACTGATAACTTGCCATACCATGTATATAGTACCTTGCACATCCTGCTTAATACTATCAGGGTATTTCCAAAATAGTATATCTTCATCACGACTAGGATTTAATAAACCGTCTGCTTTTTTTCCATTTGAATTTTTATTGTCAAACGGTGAATAGTCTTGTGCATCTCTAAATTCAATTTCAATAAAAACTTGACCTGAATTGGGGTTTATGCTTTGATCGGTACCATACCATTTTCTAATAGCCTCCTCGTAACCTTTAGACGTGGCGGTCATTAAATAATCAGGATCACCTAATATAACAATTTTTGCTTTAATTTGGTCTGCTGGACTATACAAGAATGTTTTAAATGGTCCTACCGCTTTATCATACCAACCAGGAGCCTTACCTTGGGTGTTGCTACCACCTGTTGATTGTTGATTTGGAGCAGGATCATCTGTTTGTTCTTTTTCCCAATCATTACCTATACCTGCTAGGTTAAAATATAACATGTTGTAATTTACATCATAACTTATAATTTCTTTTTGATGTTTTTGATTGTCTTTAGTATCTTTGTTCGTGTCATTACTCATAAACCAATGCTTATAACGTTTTACTGGACCATAGTATGGTGAACGTTTTCCTAATTCCAACCCCCTGATATATGGTACTTCATATTTTTTAATAATATAAGTTATTTCTGTGGCAAACTGATTTCTTTTATTATCAAACTTTCCTAATACAGCATTAGGAATCACACTATACCATGAAATTGTATCAGCAGAACCTGATGTATAATTTTTATCACTATCTTTTGACTCTTGAAATTCTTCACTAGGTTTTATTTTTAACGCTTTAGTTACATATGTACTTTGTGAAATCACTTGTTCAATAACCTGTAATATATTATCGCCACTATTCACACTAATAGGACGATATTTTTTTTGTATGACTGGTTGTCTACTTGATAGTTTTACGTTAACACTATCTGCACTAGTTACCGGTGTGTTTGGTGATTTTTCATTTGGATTAAAATCTACATCAACTAACTCTGCACTATCTATTCCGATATTAGGTTCAAATACAATATTCCATACATCTTTAACTTCTATTTCTTTGTTATCTAATTTTCGTTGTTCTATTTCGTTTAACCGTTGCATTAACCCAACTATATTTGGTTTTTTATTATTTTCATCTGAACCTTGTAAGACATCTTGTACGGTTTCACCTGTTAATGTTATGTTCTCATTTATTTTTAATTTGGTTTGTCCTAAGCATAACTGTTCACTAGCCAATTTGGCTTTAATATTATAGGTAACCATTTTAGGATCTAATTTAAAATCAAATCCATGTATAGTTATAGGAAAACATCTTTCAAAAGATGCGGTTGAATCAGTAACATTTTCTGACCTTTCTACGCTTTTCATTACCTTTCCATCTTTATCATATCCGTAAAATCTTATTACTAATAGATATTGTGTTTGTAATGCGTTGATACTTTCACTGACATTTCTTTTTATTTTACTAGCCGCTTGTACTTTATTTGCAGCTTTTACTAATCGTGTAGGTAATGAAAAACCATATGGTTCATGTATTTGAAAACTAAAGTCAAAACTATTACATGCACTAAGTGTTTCTTTACTGTTGATTGCAGTTTTTATTACTAGGTTATCAATATAACAATCTAATTCAAATCCATCTGCTCTTTCACCAAATTGAGACGTACTACTAATACTACCATCCATTTCATGTATTGTACTACCCTGTATACCACCACTACGACATATCAACTTCCAATCATTGGGTATTTTTTGACCCTTAGAATATAAATTGTATGTGTCTGGATTAATCATATACAAACTTATATTATATGTGCTACTAGAAAATGCTGATAATGGATTAGCCCTTAGTGGTGCAACCTTGTTACTACCGCTAGGGGTATCAACTTTGATTGGAGGAGGTTTTATAGGTTCAATTGGATCTACTAAATTACTAATCTCTACACGTGCCGCTCCAGGTGTTCCGACCTCTACAACCGGAGCAGTCACTACTGGTGCTGCAGCAGGTGGGGTGGGTGTAGGTTCTGATTGGGCTTCTGCAACAGTTTTCCATTTATCAATGATACCGCTGAGTGTATCCCCTTTTTGTACAGGTACTTTACTACCATCCGGTAGTGTTATAATTTGTCCGGGGCTTATTGAATTAGGATTTTTAAGTCCGTTGTCACCTACTACTTTATTAACAAGTTGAGAGAATGATAGGTTACTACTAGGGTAAGAATATGCGGTTGACATATTATAAACTTAATATAGTTTTTAAATTTGAATACTGTGGTAAATATATATATGTGCCATTAGCAAAATCAAACATAGGATCTTTTAATATATCAGGGTTTCTTTGTGCAAATACCCACCATAGTTTGCTATCGTTATACAAATCATATGCTAATAGGTCAGGTCTATAGTTATATGTAGCATTAATCTGCCAGTACTCATCTGTAGAATCAGGTAGTATTGATCTGTTATTCATAATATCCAAGAATATATTTTTATATACTGATGTAAGATAATAAGGACTAGTTTGTGGGTAGGATATATTTGTCATTACCAGATTCCGCCTTTAGTTAATGCACCGGATGAGTATCCGTCTTTTCCGTTTAGTTTAAATCTATTGCTTATATCTTGTCTAGTCACAACAGGATATGCAGTAATTTGTATTTGTAACTTACTGGGTACATATGTGACTCCACTTCCGGCTTTTGTTATACTTGAAAAATTAGGTTGTGTTGGTACTGCACCTTTGTTCAATTTTGCACCACCTAATCTAAATTTAGACAATGCGTTACCAATAAAACCGTTATTACCTTTTGGTGGACCGTTTTTTGCTATCTTAGTAATACCACCTGCAGTAAATGAATCAGTTGTTTCTGTTCTGATATAGTCAACATCATTAGGAAGATTATAGGCAAAATTACCTATTACTAATGGATGATTGTTAAATTGATATGCACCCAAGCCAGTTAAGTAACATAAAGGCGGTGGTGTTCCTCCTCGTGGGTCGATATCTTGTCCATAAAACATCTTGGTAACACTTTTAAAGAAATGTATAACTGCTAACATATATTTTGCTTCTACATTGTCTTGGGCAGTAAATTCAGCAACTATTGATATCTCCTCAACACTACTATTCGTATAGAACCAATTTTTATAATTGGTATGAGTTATATCAACATTTTGATAATTTGCTTTGTAGCTTACATTTATTTGTGGAAGATATGGAAATATCACACCCTCAGTATCTTTCAAAGGATGTAGTATATCAGATGCATCTAATGGTTCTTGTTTATATAAGTAGTTTGCGCCCGGTGCTAAACTTAATCGTACTCGCCAATCTTGTCCTATATTAGACGGTTGCTTTTGCGGTGCGGGCTTTGCAGCACTACCTGAATATACACTTCTTGGTACAGGGACGATCGGCAAACCATCAGCAGTAACTGGATTATTATCACTATTAACATACCCACCGTTACCATCCGGTTTTGCTTTACTAGCGTTTGTTGCACCTATTTCATTGACGCCATAACCTTCTAATGTGGTTGAATCAACCGGAACAGGTTTTTTTGCTTCTTCTTCAATTTGTGCTGGGGTTTTAGCAACTGCATCACTTACTGGTACTTGTTGGTCATTCGGAGATAACTTACCTACGTCAGCCTGAGTATTAATTTGTACACCCTGAGGTGTTTCAGGCGAAGATAAAGAAACCTGAGTAGGTGCTGTTAGCGGTGCTTGAGCATTGTCTTGAGCTTGTTGTTGTGCGGTGCTTACTGCTGGATCTGTTGTGGCTTTTTGCTCTACTGCTGCAGGTGTTGATGCTGGAGGATTCGCCGGAGGTTGATCCGCCGGAGCATCTTTTGCTGGTTCACCTTGTGCTTGTAATTTTTCTAAGTTAGCCTGTGCAGTTTCTAACTTAGTATTATATCTACCCAGATTAGTCTGTGCTACTTGTTTACTGACAGCACTACGTTCAGGATCATCTATTACAGACTGGTAAACCGCAATATCAGCTTTAATTTTTGCTATGTTTCCTTCTGCCTGATTAATTTCGTACTGAGATGCCATGTGTATTCCTATACTAAATAGTATTTATCGCATAAAAAATCACCATTTTTTACCATATAAGTTGTATTTCCGCAACAGTATGTGCTATACTCACTTCATCAAAACTACGGAGAAATATGAGTTTACCAAGCAAAAAACCAGTCAATTATTTAAACAATAAAGACATATTAAAAGAGATTCATTCAAGCAAAAATACATATTGTGTATTCTTAAAACCAGAGGATCATAGATACGATTTCATAGTAGATATGCCTACTGACCCCATAGAGAAAAGTTTAGAATATGCTTTGAAGCCAGAGAGCATTCAACTAGCCCGTGAGACTAGAGCAATTAGATTAGATATAGAAGGAGATTTACCAAAAGGTACAACTGACCCTGAATCTATTCTATTAACAAGTTTAGTATTTAGAATAATGACTTGGGATCATGTTCCGGTTGCTCCAAAACAACCCCGCAAGGTAGATAAAAAGAAAACTGCAAAAGACTTCTTTGAGTTTGATAGTAACCAAGACGAAATCTTTTCAGACCTAGAAGATCCTACTACTATAAAAGAAATTGATGATATGGTTCATGTTAAGGTAAACTTCCCACCGTTTCAACATTATCGTTTAGACAAAAATAATAACTTCAAATGTATTGGAAAGAGTCATTGGATTGGTGACTTAAAGAAGGGTGAGTTTAGCAAAGACCAAGGTAACATTACTAATAAATTAGCACGTATGTATATTATGATGTGTGAGAAATACGCTATGAAGTTCAATTGGCGAGGTTACACATATAATGATGAGATGCGTAATAGTGCTATTCTACAACTTACATATGTTGGACTGCGTTTCAACGAAGCAAAGTCTGCCAACCCATTTGCATATTATACAGCCGCAATTACAAACAGTTTCTGTCGTGTGTTGAATAGCGAAAAACGCAATCAAAATATACGTGACGATATACTAGAGATGAATGGATTGAACCCAAGTTGGAGTCGTCAGGGTACTTCAAGTATGGTTTATGAGGAATAATGTTTCGTAATAAGAATCGCTTATTTACATTTGGATGTAGTTTCACTAACTACAATTGGAACTATACATGGCCCGAAATTCTAAAAGTAGAACTCGGGCTTCCATTATATAACTATGGTAAGATAGGTGCAGGTAATCAATATATCTTTAACACCATAATGCAGGCTGACAGTCATTATAAATTTAATAGTGATGATTTGGTTATGATTTGTTGGTCTGGTGTACATCGTGAAGATAGATATGCATTTGACAGATGGCACCATACATCAAAT